ATTTTGTTACGGTAACAATCTCTTTTTCTGGTCTGAAAGTGGAACAACTACTCAGAAGTAGTGTTGTCACTAGTAACAGACTCAAGGTCACCCCAAAGTTTATCTGTCGCATTTTGCATCCTTTTTTCAATCAACCCAGGCTTCTTGTTTGCAAGGTGGGTTAGATTATGTTTGTTTAACGTATCACGCAACTGGTCACCATACTCTTCAGACTTTCTCAAGTCTTTGTTTAGTTGGTCAGTCAGTGCATTTAACTTTACGTTATTTTCTTGCATTTTTGTAATTGTCTGTTGGTTCTCTTCATTTGCAACTTCCAACTTTGCATTATTGTCACGCAACTGTGCAATAGTCGCTTGAGTTGTATCGTAGTAATACTTGGCGGCATATATACCACCGCCAAGTAAACCTAGAACCACAATTAATATGTAGACTCTAAACATATATGTTACTCACTTTTCCAAATTGTCCAAATACCCCATGCGATTGCAATACCAGCAGCAATCTTAGCAAGAGGTGCCATGAATAGAATCATAAGTCCAAGACCAATGCATACTGCACCATCCCAAGACGTTCTTTCTTTCATTCTTCCTTTAATCCAATTAATCATTTATTTTCTCCTTAATTGAAATGTTAATCATAATTAATAACTTTACTAGTTGTTTTAAAATCTTTCTTTCGCATAATTGTTTTGTTTGTCACTTCAAAACTATCATCACCTTTTGTTTTAATAACAACTGGTAAATTCAAATTGGTTGACATATCCTTGAGAACAGCTTCAACATCTGGATTATTTTTAATATTTTTACCTTTATTCTTTTTTATCTTTTTAACGAACCTTTGTAGTTCTGATACTTTAATCGCTGGACTATTTCGTGGGTCATTTAACCTATCTACGAAATGTCTAGTAAACTCAACATCAATATCATACTTCTTGAGTATTCTATCTGCGAATTTTTCTAAATCATTAACATCCTTCTGTGTAAAATCTTCATTTTTTTGTTTGGTAATCTTTTTCATCTTTTCGATATATGCACGATAAACTCCTGCTTCTGCCGTCTTACCCATAACTCTCGCTCTTTGTTCCATAGCGATTGCGGCTTGTATTTTATGTGCATGAGATTTACCAGAAGATTCTATTTTCTTTACACTTGCTTTTGCAGTCTCAACATCTTTGAAACCTAAACCGTGTATTGTTCCCTTTGGATTTTCATCTGTATATAAATCTGAATGTTTATCACTTCCTGCTGGTTGACCTTTCTTTCTAGGCACTCTAGGCGCTTCGTCAATGTACTTACCATAGTTATCTCTGTTCATGATTAAGAACATTTTCTCTGCAAGTAAATTACCAGCAACATAATCTGCAAGATAATGAAATCCTGCTTTAACTCTTCCAAGACCACATTCCTTTGCAGCCTCTTTAATTCCTTTTTCATGTTTCGGAAACTTTTCCGAAACATATAGTGCAACTAACATTGATTGTGTTGCATGACCAGATGGATAACTTCTGGTTTTGTTTGTAACACTTGACATTGGACGAATAGACCTATCAACTTCATGTGGTCTTGGATAGTCAAAGTGTTCTTTGAAATGAAGTATAGTTTCCCTCGCACCGTCTACAATCGCTTTCATTTCGTCATAATGAAAGAGTAAACCATTCTTTTCGCAATATTGTTCAATTGCATAGAAAGAGTGTTCATCATGTAAACGAATAGAGGTTTCATCTTCTGGTGTACGTTTTGCAATAATTTCTTTTAATATTGCAATTTCTTTTTTTACATCAAATGTTGGTGGGGGAAGTTTGATACGCCTGTGAGCGTTTCTTGGGAAAAACTTGTAATCTGGTTTTTCTTCAACCTTTTTAACTTTTTTAACAAGACGTTTAACCTTTGCATTTAGATTTGCAACTGGTCTAACATTTGTATAATTTGTATAGTTAACATAACTCATCAATATCCCCTAGTGGTCATAAAGACCTTTAGTGTTACTATTTATGTAAACTGGTTTACAATAAGCAGTTGCTCTATGTTCTGGGGGTACTAAAGATGAATAACTATAATTACCGTATCTTTTTACAATACGACTAGCATACCAATTGCAAGTATTAATACTGCGAAAATACATAGGTTGACCACCTTGTACTTTATCTGCTAAAATAAAGACCAAAAGAAATGCGTGTATCATGCATCACTTAAAGACAACTCCAACAAGTTTCATAAACTGTGCTTTCCCACCCTTGTTGATAATATCTTCCATCTTCTTCTTAGTGTCTGGTCTTACCTTTTCAAGAGCTTGAGTTAATGCAGATGCTGTGAACAAATCAACTCGTACTGTTCCGTCTTTTAATTTAATCTTGTTATTCTGTTTATCTTTAACAATTTTTTGAAGAACATCTACGTTTGCTTCATTAAGGTATTCCTCACCAAAATTATCCATATTTTCTTTAACAGATTTTCTAAAAGCTGCTTCTCTCTTTGCTCGTAACTCACCCATTCTTCTAATGAAACTTTTTGCTTCTTTAGTACGACCATCATATGCTTTTTTCTGTATTTCTTTTTGTTTCTTTTTACTTACTGCATCAGCAGGCATATCTACTCCACCAGCAGCAACAGAGTTTGCTGGTGCATCTTCTGTCTTGATACCCAACATCTCATCTTCGTAAAACTTTTTCATTATGTCATTAAATTTTGTCATAGTTCCAAATCCCCTATTCCAACTTCTTTTATATCTTCTGCACTAACAAAGATTTTGGTTTGTGTTGGTAAATGTATAACTGGAAATATTTCTACTCCCAAAACAGTGTCCGTAGGTGAAACTGGTTCAAACACTTGAACTTCATCACCCTCTAGTGCATCTGGACTATCTGCATCCTCAATATCAAATGTAATATCATTTACAAGTTTGTATAGACCTTTTGGTAATTGTCCATCATCTAGTGTAACTTCTTCAGATATTGTATTATCTAATTGAATATTATTTTCTTTGATATACTTCATAAGTTGGTGTTCCCACATTTCTGGGTCTACACTTTCTTTGAATGTATCTTTTAATAAAAATAATGCGGCTGCATATGTACCTAGTTTTGTTCTAAGACCAGGCACTTTTCCAAAAATCTTTTTAATATTGAAAACTAATTTATGAAGAACTGTGTATGCGTTTTGTTCTTTTGAAGTTCTTAGAACAGTAGGTTTATTAGTTGTACCAGGCTCTAAAATACGATTACCGTCTTTATCAATGATACCAAGTTTATACGCCTCTTGTTTTTCAAAAGGAGTAACTAAGATTTTTAAAAATCTGTATGTAACAAATAAGTCAATCGCTCTTCCCATTATAGTTTCCTTAAAACTTCAGTAATCTTTGTATCATCATCAATTTCTACTAACTCATGTTCTGGTAACATATTTAAATACACCAAAAATGATTTCAACTGTGACCAATGTTCTGGTTCTATTTTAAACAATAATAAAGTAGAAGCAGCATCAGGCCCGAACACATTGTTCAAAATGATAATGTGGTTGAGTAGTAATCGTTCCTTTACGATACCATCAACCTTATACTTTTTAAGTAATCGTTTGATATACTTAAATCGTTTCATATCATCATGAAATTCTTTTTCACCTTCACACTGTGGATTATCATAATGTTTTAGTGCAAACAGTAATACATTATCATTCGTTATCTTTTCAAACATTTAAGATATTTGTGCAAACACCTTGTGAGTTCCAGTTGCAAGTCTTTCATATACAAAATTAATACTTCTACCACTCTCAGTTTCGTTAACTACTTCTTCTGGGGCACTATCAGTATCTTTTCCATAAACTCCACCATGCTTGACTAGAGGTACAGAAACTTCTCCTTGTTCTCCAGTAAATTGAACATCACCAAAGTTAATTCCAACTCTCATAAGTTTATTTCTCAACTCATCTACTGCTTTCTCTGGATTTAAATATTCTTTAATTCCAATAGAACCAACAAATGCATTGAGTTTTTCGATAACAGAATCATCAGACAAATCCATTAAATTTCCATCTTCATCAACTGTATTTTGATGTTCGTCAATTGAAGAATATTCTAAAAACGTCTTCATGCTTTCTCTCCATGTTCTTCATCAAATCCATCTTTTTCGTTGTCACCATAGATTTCTTGAAGAGGTTGTTTCTTTTCTTTTTTTACTGGTGCAGATTTTTCCACTGGTTCAACTTTTCTATGTTGTTGTACCATTGGTATTCCACCAGCACCATATATGATATTATCACTCATGAATTATCTCCTTAAGCAATAGTTGCATTTACATTTGCAACAACGTACCACTTGTTATTTGTAAAAAGACAAACAACTGCTTCACCAAGTGCATCAAAAACGACTTGGTTAGTACTAGATGCAGTTGTACCCCAACTAGTAACAGTCATTGTATATCTTCTAGAACTTGTTGGAGCAGTAGACATGAGTATAATTTTAATCTGTCCATTTGTTCCATCTGCAAGTGTTCCAGTTGCATTTGAACTAAAACTTGCACCATCCAATAATGTAATAGATGTAGATACATTTGGTGCAGTAGAACCAGTAATTGATTGTGCAGTTCCATCTAATCCAAGATAAGTTGGAATGTTGTTAAAGATGTTTGCAACACTAATCTTTTTATTTACTGGTGTACCAGATGGGTCATCAATCACATGAAGTAAATCTTCTCCAGCGATTGCATTACCTAAATCTGTTAATGCAGTAATTTTCTTATCAGCCATTTATTTTCTCCTATTAACCCTTTTTATTTTTGGGAATGCTACTATCGGTATTTTCCGATACCACTTTTAAATCATTCAAAAACAAATCGCATTGTTGCACAGCACCACTAATAGCGTGATGTTGTGCAACTAAATTTGTTCTCTCTGTATCAAGTTTATTCAAACTATCTTTCACCGTTTGTAAGTCATTTTCTAATGTTTGCTTACGAATATTAATTTCAGTCTCAGTCAATTGAGGCATAATCTATCTCCATTATTAATCTGTCATATTATATATATTAACTATCTGGGGTTGCAACATCCTCTGCATCACCAGAAATACTTGAAGCGGCAACTAGAGTTTCATAGTGAACTCTACCAGCACGACCACCAGTTCCTACAGTTTTCTTTACCCATCCAACATGAGCAACTTCACTTGCATTTGTATCTCCATCAGAACCAAGTCCTTGAGATGCGACAGCAGTTGCTTGAGTTGCATCAGTTACAATTGTAAAGGTCTGTGCGTTATGACCAGTTCCAATATTGATTGCAGTTCCACCAGAGGTAGCAGCAATCTTGAAAGTATTAGCAGTTACATCTCTTGCAAAAACAGTTTGACCATCAGTTACGTTTGACATTAAAGTACCACCACCAACTTGGTTGTAAGTAATTTGGTCTGTATCAGATAAACCATGTCCAGCAAAAGTAATAACATTTGTACCAGCGTTTACTGCACTTGTAGGAATAGTCATTTTTGGAACTTCAACTGTAATTGAAGGAACTGCTTGATAGTCAGAACCACCATTAGAAACTGTGATACCAGTTACTTCTCCACCAGAAACAGTTGCAGTTGCAACAGCTTGAATACCTTCAAGTGTCTGTGCGTTATTTCCAGTTCCAGTTAAAGTAATCTCTGTACCAGCTTGTGCATTTGAAAGTGAAGATGCAAGTTGAATATTATCTTCGTCTGTTCTGATAACAAAGTAAGAAGTGTTATCAGTAAGACCAGCAAGTGCAGTTCCACCACCGTCTTGATATTTAACTTCTGTACCAGTTCTCATATTGTGACCAGCAATCTCAATTGAATCTGTACCAGTAGTAACTTTTGCAGTTGCAATAGTTCTTACAGTTGGTACTGGAATTGTTACTGTAGGTGCTTGTACATATCTTGCACCACTTACGTTAACTGCAATATCTGTAATGTTGTCTACACCAGCAACTGCTTCACCACCAGTGATACCAAAAATATTTGCATCAATGTGAGGAGCGGCACCAGCAAAGTTTACTGGTGGTCTTGTTACTGTACAAGATGAACCACTATTTGTAGATGATGAAAAGTTATCAGTAGCAGTAAATGCTTTAGTTGATGTACCAGAAAATGACTGTGCGTTATTTCCAGTTCCAGTAATATCAATCTGTGTTCCACCAGCAGTTGCAGATAGTGTAAATGCGTTTGCACTTGAAACAGTTTTTACAAAAAAGATTGTATCATCTGTTAAACCAGCGATTGCAGTTCCACCATTTGCATGATAGACTACTTCTTGGTTTGCAACAAATCCATGATTTGTTATTGTAATTTGTTCGTTGGATGCATTAACACCAGATGTTGCAACAACACGATTGGGTTGAATATCTTTAACCCTTACCTTGTCTCCGTTGTCATCAATGACAATATCACCAACTGCGATTTCGGATGTATCTGCACTTGAATTACCTTGTACAATTGCACTTGCATTTGTGAAAGTGTAAGTACCAGTTAATGCAGAACCATCATTCATACTCCATGAGCTCATTGAATTTCTCCTTTAATTATAGTATATACTACCTCTATTTATGTTTATTTGAAACCTAACCGTTTCAATTCTGCAATAGTATTACTTGGAGATGTATGATGAACTCCAATTCCACCCTTTGCTTTCCACTCATTAATGTTCTTAATATAATCGTCTATTAATAAGTTAGGTTTACCATCAGTTGTCATTGCGTATTTCTGTTTGTCTTCACGCATAACCAGATGAATTCTACTCTTCTTCGTCAACTTTGCATTAGTACTTAACCACTTATACTTACCCTTTCTAGAGTTTGCATCTTTGGTAGAGTACGCAGACAAAATATGTGGTTCGTATTTACTAATAAAAGACCACATTCTTTTTGCACCAGGCATCCATTCTAAACTTTCCCAGAAATCTTTCTTAGCAGAAATCATAGGCCATTTAGTTCTCTTATCCGCTTTGGGAAAGGGAACACCAAGTACTTCCTCTGAACCTTTTAAAAAGTCACAGAGTACCATATCCATATCACAGTATATAGTTGGTTTATCTTCAACTACCTCTGATACTTCATTTATTACATCATATAATTTTTTCACTTTTATACCTTCTTTTTGTTTTCCATTTTGGGCATCTTAACATCAACGTCTACTTTAGTCATTTCCTTACCAGTATCCGTCATATTCTTTGTACCACTTTTCTTCTCTTTTGTCAAGGACTTTTTTTCATTTTTCTCATCTTCTTTGTGGTCTGGAGTATGTTTCTCTCCCCACATCTGAAGAACTGCATCTCTTAAAGAACCCTTTTTAGTTTCGTGGTATCTTTCAATTGATTCTTTTTGACTATTAATTGCTTTTGAAACTGCTTTACGTCTTTTGTGTAAGAACTTATCTGAGTCATCCACATCACCATCATTGTCAATGTCTTTATCTTTTCTATCATCAAAGTCCTTCTTAACTGCTTTAGGATTTACTTTATCAAGTTTCTTTTCAGTTTTATTCGCTTTCAAACGATTATCACCTTCTTTAACTCTTCTCTTAACTCCGTCTGATTGAACGAACTCTTTCATTTCTCCATTTTCATCATAGTCTTCACACTTATAAGTTTTACCAGCAACTACGAAAGTTTCATCACCATTTTCTCTTGCAGCTTGTAGAGCGGCACCAAATGCGTTACCTTCGTCTTGTTCTTTTTCTTTCTTGGAGATTGCAATTGCAGCTTGTTGTGCTGGGGAAACTGCTTCACTCCACATTTCGACAATTGTGTCTTTCAATGATTTTGTCATTTCATTCTCCTCTTTATAC